GGAATTAATAAAACGCCAAAGTTGAGTGATAATTCCCCTCTGTGGAGGGGTGGCAACACGGAGTGTTGACGGGGTGGTCTCGTTTTCCTTTGAACGCAGTTTAATTCGTCAAAAACGATATGTTAACGAACTGCTCGGTGTTTTCGCCGGAATAAGCCGATATACCGCCGTTTGTGGCGACTGCGATAATTCTGCCGCTGGGTAATTACCGATAGTATAATTAACCAAATCGAATCTGAAACCGTTTATGCTCGAAATATTAACTCTGCCGAGCTGTAGTGAAGCCTCCTATATTATAGGGGATTATCGCCTTGACTTCGATTACGTTCGGCGATTCCGGCATTATTTCGTATCTCTGAACCGGTCCGCTCCAGACCTGACGTTTCAGGTTTTTCATATCCGGCTCCGGAATATAATAGCCACCGTTCCCGTCGCCGACCGCAAGCGTTAATATATTTACTTTTTTTCCCTGCGCTATTGCCGAAACGATTTTTGCTTTGCCAATATCTGTAATAATCGCGCTGTAAGTTTTTGTTGATGACATTTTTTGTATGCGCCTCCTCTTTTTATTTTTTTTAAAACGAGCGTCAGCCCGAATAAATTTTTATATTTGCTTTTGTTCTGATATGACCGCCCGAAATTGGGGCAAGTCCTGCGTTTGCGAGTGTGTCAAGCGTGTAGTTTCGTATGCGCAGTCTCTTGTAAAATTTAACACAAGCGCCTGTATGAGTAACGGCTGTACGGCTTAATTCAGGTGTTAAGTCTGGGTAAATCTTGATATTCGCGATAGTTTTGCAGCGCGCTCCGACGTTTTTTCCTCCGTTTGATGTGTATATATTTTTGGATAATTTAGGATATATTGTTATATTTTTGCAGACTTTTGTATATATTCCCGTTTTTGATTCGCCCGGCGCGAGAATTTCGCGTTCAAGCCGCGGGTATAACCGCAGTTTACGCGATACTCCGCTGACCGCAACCGTTTTTAGGGTGGAATCATGCCGTTTCCTTATTATAATTCTATCTAAATGTGTTGTCAGCCTTTTGTGATATTCAATATTCCATATAATTTGATGAATATCTATAGAAGATTTTGCGTATGACATATCTAATATAATTCGAAAACAAAACGGTTTTCCCCCGTACTCGAACCATTCTTCAACCTCGGTATTAGGAAATACGCTCCTCAACGCCGTTACCATTGAATATTTCGTACCAAGTCGTTTATGAACCTTTACGCTGTCTTTGATAACTTGCCGCTTCGCCGCTATCGGGTAGGAATCGTCATACCAGTCAACGTGGAGGTCATGCGCTAAAATATCAAGTATGTTTTCCTCTAATTCGTCAATGCGGGCGTAAATGATTGTAAGGCGGGCAAGCCGTATATTCTCTTGAAGCTCCCCCGCGATAACCCGCCCAAGCGCAAGCATTTTATCATCATTTTTTAACGGGTCGGGAAGCGCGCGGGTAAAGTCGACGTCATATACGGTATTAGTCATTTTCAATCCCCCCGTATATCAAATTTACGTTTTGTTTCACCGCCACCGCCGTGTCCTCGACAACGACAAAGCCGGGGCTTCGTATATCCACCCGCTTTATGCCCGCGCTCATAAGCATTTCATTGAGCTTTGACGGGTTGACGTCGCGCCCCATCCTTTCCGTTTGCCACTTGATGTACTCCGCTAATTTCCTGTCCGTTTCCGCTTGTATCAATGACGCGCTATTTGCCCGCGGCAAGGGTATATAATAGGTTGCGTCAATATCAAACGGCTTCGGATCGGGCGCTGATACGGTCACATAATCGGTAAACGGTCTTACGCCGTCATTGCCGCCCGTCAAGGTTTCGTAAATTTTTTGCGTCATTTCCCCGTCGGGGAACTCCCCGTTTTCAAGCAACACGCGAATGTCGGCGTGTCCGGGTTCGGGGCTTGTCGGCTTTACGTCCGCTATTCTTGCGGACGCGGTTTTAGTCCAGTAAATATATGAGCCTAACGGTCCTGCCGTGCTGAAGGTTTCCATGCTCTCGCGCAACCGCTCATAAAAGGCTTCGTCCGTTTCAACGTCCGCGCCGCCGTCGCTTGTTGTTGTGTTTTCCACCCGCTCATAAAACGGGTAAAGGTCAATAATTTGCGTTATCTGACCGGGCGTAAAGCCGTTGCCGATTGTACCCGCTAAAAGACAAACGGCTGTGGCGTCGCCGCATAACGCCCCCGGCGGTATCGTGAGGGCTTCAGTTGTTTCAAAGGTTATTACCCCGTCAACCGTCGTCCGCGTCCCTCTCGTGATTGTTTGCGCCGACGGTCGCGGCGCGGATAAGAAAAAGCGGAAAGTTGTACGGGCTGGTTGAGGTTGTAGCCGCTCGGTGTCCTTAAAGATTTCCGCAAGAGAATCAAGAAATTCCCCTTCGGCATACCTCGGGACGTTTTGCTTTGCGGATTCGTCAATTATTACCCGTTCTTGTACAATAATATCCGCAATCCACAAAATAAAAAGCCGCGCCGGGTCTGCCGGGAAAAGCCGCCGCGCCGTTATAAGCTCATAACCTTTTATAAGGCTGTTCGTGAGCGTTTCCGTGTCCGTGTTGACAAAACTTATATCGGGGAATTGCCTGTCTTTATATGTCATGTATAACCACCTCCAAACGCGGGATAACTTTGCCTTTCCCTTCGTCCCGCTCAAAGGAAATATTTACAATTTCCGCCCGCGGCTCGTATTGCTCTATCGCGTCAAATATTTCCGCGACAAGAATTGCTTCGGCGGCGGGGGTCGGTCTGTCTAAAAAGCGTGCGGACAATCCGAAGTTTCGGTCAAGCGGCGCGGTGTTTTTGAGCGTCAATAATATCATTGTTACGTTCTGTAAAACTTCCTCCGTTACCGATTCGGGGGCAAGGTTTATATCACCGCCCGACCGTCCGCCGTTATCGTGTACGCCATAATAAACTACCTCCCCGCGTATGCTATTAGCGAAACATTCACCCGTGCAATAAGCATATTGCCTTTGCTGTCGAACCTTTCAAGCGCTTTTGATGCGCTTGCAATAACCCACCTGTGCTTTCCGTATGCCTTGTTGCCTATGACAAGCCGCATAACGCGCCCCGTCCGCTCGGCGTTTAATAATTTCGTTATTTCTGCTATGGGATTAACTCCCAAAAACACGGAAAAGTACATTGAAAAGCTGATTTTATCCGCGTCCGTTCCTGTAAATTCAAGTAATACGTCTTTTAAGTGCCTGTTATGCTCCGCATATTGCGCGGAACTCTCCCACTTCATAGCGTCGAAAGTATTTACTTTATTGCTTGATACGCTGAAAATTATATCTCCAAGAGAACCTATGACTGCCATAATCAAATCCCTCCTATCACAAAGCCGTCTGATTCGCCGTTCGGCAAATACAGACAAACAACTAATTGCCCGACATACGGCAACCACGGGTATACGGTTACGGTTTGCCTGCCGCTGATAACTCCGCCGTCTTCATTGCCAATCCTTTTCCTGTTTATAATAATATCCGCTCTTTCGTTATATTTATTTTCAACGTAACTTTCTCCAAGCTCCAGAACGCGGTCAATAGAATTATACTGCGTTTCATATTCCCACTTATATTCTGCCGCTGATTCGCAATCCCATTTTTCAATGGTTATAAGGGGTTGATTCTGTAAAACTTTAAGCGGCGCGGATATGAGCGGCTTGCCGTCCGTGTCCTGTTTGTCCGCAAACGCCACCCGCGCTGTCCTGTTGTCAACGTCCACCGAACTGACCGTTCCCACGCGGACGATATTTATTAAGGCTTTATAATCGTTGTTCATCAATAATCCTCCAATACGCGGCGCAATTTAATCATAAGAGTATAGCCGCTTCCCGTTACCATGTGTACGGCGTTTTCAATAATATACTTACCGTCAAACATACCCCACCCGATGACCTCAACCGTAACGCCCGCGACAAGCCTTGTATCGCCGACAAGCGTAAACTCCGCTTGAAATTCCGCCTTGTTTTTTTGACGCAACCTCCGCATTGCAAGGTTGCGGGCTTCTTCCCGCGTCTTTACTCGCTCGTTGATTTCAAGTACAGGGGCTTCGGGGTCGGCGTTCCTCGGAGTGTATGTATATTCTATCGTCTGCCCCGTTTGCGGGTCGGTGTAGCTTACATGACATTTACTGTATTTTGTATCGTTTGTTGACGTTCCGAAGCGGTAACTTTTAACGTCCGCCGCGCCGCGTTTGATTTCACGGACGGCGGGCTTTTGCTCATAGGCGTTTTCGTCAAATAAAACTATGATACCCTCCGTCACTTTGAGGGATATACCCGCGTCCTTACAAAGCCCTTGCATAAAAACAATGTCCGATAACTGAACCTGCTCCCGTCTGTCATAAAGCGGGTCAAAGGACGATTCGTACATACAAATCATACCGTTTTTGCTTGCGATTTCGCCCGCTATCGCGGAAAGTTTTATTTTTTCCCACGCCTTTGTCTTTTGCTGCATGCGGACGCTTGACGAATAAGGAAGGGACGTTGCCTTTAACGATACTCTTGCGGGCGGTCCCGAAGTGTCAAGGCTGTCAATTTCAAATATACCGCAATCAAGTACGCGGTCTTTGCCGTCCGAATCAAAGTTTTTTTGAATGATAACGGCGGCGATTGTCGCGCCTTTTTCTGTGTCCGAATCGGACCGCCCGCTTAACCAATCTTCAAGCCATATACCTTCCCTATCGTCAACCGATATCTGCAAATCGTCCGTTTTATCTTCCTCATTGTCGGTATAAGTCAACTGTAAAAGATATTCGTTCATGTCGGCGGTAATATCGACGCCGCCTATCTTTACCGCAATTTCCGTCCGGCGGGCTTGTGCGCTACTCATTTGTTTTCACCGCCTTGTAAAAATATTTTTAACTTTTTTCAAAAAAACTCTTGACACGTGTGTATATTGTGTGTATAATATAATCAAGAGGTGAGGCTATGAAGCGTAAGGATTTAATAACCCTTTTTCAAAAAAACGGTTGGTGGTTATTGCGGGAAGGGGGCAACCACACAATATACACCAATGGCAAGGTAAGCGAACCAATATCAAGGCAAACGGAAATTGATGAGCGGTTAGCAAAAAAAATAATCAAACGGCAGGGGCTGAAATAGCCCGCATGTCCCCCCTCATTCAATAAAGGAGAGTGTTAATTATGTTAAGCGTATACCCTGTTATCTTAACGCCCGCTAATTGCGGGTATGTCGTGTCTGTCCCTGACCTCGACATAAACACGCAAGGAAAAGATATCGCCGAAGCTATCTTTATGGTACGTGACGCAATAGGTTTGTGGGGAATTTGCGAACAAGACGAAAAGCGCGCAATCCCCGAACCCTCCGTTTCAGAGCCGCCCCACGAACCCGGCGAATTAGTGTCATGGGTTGATATTGATTTCGACGAATACCGCCGCAAAAACGATAACCGCGCCGTTCGCCGTAATATCACATTACCCGCGTGGCTTGATTACGCGGCAAATAAGGCTAATATCAATGTTTCCGGCTTTATTCAAAATGCCCTAAAAGAGCATTTGCAAGTTGAAAGGCCGTGACATTAAGCCGCCCCTGTTTATGGGGCGGCTCGTCTTTTCCACGGCGGCAAGGTAGACGGCGGCTTGACCGTTATTACGGGAATCGTAAGAATAATGCCCGCGGGGAATATATAAACGCGCTTATGTTTGAGGTTGCTTTTAATAAGCGCGTCCGTGTGCGCCGCCGTAAATACCTTGCGCCCTCTTGCGTTCGTGACAAGCTCCCCGCCCTTGCCGCCTACGTCGCCCGCTATGAATGTATCGGGCGTACTGCTCGAACCCTTTTCAAGTCGCGGAACGTCAAGCAATGTCAACAACTCAATGTTTACGCCGGGGATTTTGTTTATTAAATTTATCGCTTTATTTATGCCGCCGATAAATTTATTTATAAGCCCCTCCGCGAAGCCTATAACTGAATTGACAACAAATTTAAATGCGTCGCCTATCGCGTTTCCGATTACCGTACCTATCGTTGTGAAAATACTTACGATATAACTCCATATACCTTTGAAAAACTTTCCAACTTTTGAAAACACGCGCGTTATACCTTCGTATGATTCAGTAAACTTTGAAGAAAACCATTCTCCAATCGGGCTGAATATATCTTTTATTGTTTGAAATAGTCCCTTGAAAAATTCAATAACGGGCGCAATTACTTTATTATGAAACCATGCCGCAAGTACGCCGAATAAAACCGTTATTATTTCCCACAGCTTCGCAAAAATTTCGCCGATTTTACTTACTATCGGTCTGAATATATTTATGAGCGGCTGTATCACGTTATCGTTGAACCAACCCGCTAATACCACGAATATCCCTGTTATTTTAGAAAAAGCCGCGCCAACGCTGTCACACATTTTTTTCCACGCGCTTCTGTTGTCATATTCCATCACGCCTAACTGCTCATTCCATTTAGCCCCGTTCGCTTCAGCGTCCGCAATAATTTGATTACGCAAGGCAATAGAATTTTCGCTTCCCTCTTCCATCAGCTTTCTGATGGCTTCATTAACGTCCGCATAATCCCGCGTTGAATTTGCAAGCTCAACTTGCAACATTCTTTGCGCGGCTACTTCTTCCCTCTCTGCGGCGGATAAAAGTTCTGTCGCGTTGGCAAGCAATTCCGTTTCTGACCGCGCTTTACTCTGCGCGTCCTCTAACCGATTATTCGCGCTTTCTAATTCAAGAGCCGCCCTTTGAGCTTCGCGGCTGTTCTCGCCGTACTCTTCTATCGCTTTCGCTAACGCTTGCGCTTTTTCTTCGCGCCTGTCCTCCGCGTCCATTAAAGCAAGCTGTGTGTCGGCATGACCGCGTTCTATACCCTCAAGCTCTTTTGTCAAGTCAATGCGTTTTTGCACGGAAGCAATATAGGCGTTTTGTTTGTCCCTTAAATTTTCGATAGCTTCTTCGTTGAGCCTGTGCTGTGATATGGCGTTCGCTATGGCATACCCTTGCTTCTCAATAGCGTCCGCGCCGTCTCTGTAGACTTGCGCAAGTTTACTGTTGCCCTCGCCCGATTTTTCCATCTGAGCCACGTTATCTCTCATGTCGTTAGTTATATTATTAGTCTCTTCCCTAAATTCCGAAGCGGCTTTGTTGGCTTCCTCCTGCGCTTTTTTATTTTTCCCCATCCACGATATTAAGGCGATAATTCCTGTTACCAAAGCGGCAACAGCCATAATAACTAAATATATCGGACAAGCCGCCATTACTGCGTTAAATGCCCCTTGCGCTAACTTCGCAACTTTAAGGGCGGCAGTTTTTGCAATCAACGCCGTTTTTGCCATGACTAACGCCCCGACATTTGCCTTTGTGACCGCCTCTTCCTTTATCAATAACCCGATTGATATTTTTTTATCCATGATGTCTTTTTGTTGTAAGAGGACGTAAGCCGCTTTTACAACCTTGATTGTTTTGTACACGCCTTGAACTTGCAGTATCGCCAGTTTTATGGCTAAATATGCGATTTTAGCGGCGGCAAGCCCCGCGGCAACCTTGCCGATAATCGCAACAACCTCTTTATTTTCAACGATAAAGGTTGTTACTTTTTCGGTTACGGCGGTTACGGCTTGCATGCCTTTTCTAAAAGCGGGTATGAGCATATCGCCCATTGTTATCGCAAAATCGTGTAACGCCGCTTTTGCAAGCGCGGAATCGCCCTTGAAGTTATCAATCTGAGTTGCCGCCATGCCCGCCGCTTGCCCCACGCCGTCAAAGGCATTGCTTGAATCGGATAATTCGTCCGACAAGTCTTTTATCGCGTCCATGCCATCATCAATAATCATGTTCCACCCTTTAAGGGCAACGCTATCGAAAATGACATTTTGATAATGATTGCGCTATTCGTCCGTCAATGAGCCTAACGCGCCTTCCAAGTCCCCCATAATATCAAACATATCACGGCTTGCCCCGGTGTTGTCGTAAAGCTCAATATTCAAATCCGCAAGACCGGCGGCGGCTTTTTCGGTCGGCGTGGATAGGTTACGCAATACGGCGTTTAAGGACGTTCCCGCCGCGCCGCCTTTAAGTCCGGCGTTTGAGAACGTAACCATAATCGCGTTTACATCATTTATACTCATGCCCGCTTGCGCCGCCGAACCGCCGCAATTTACATAAGCGTCTCC